TCCCCTCCATAGTAATACATGGTGGTAACGTTCCTACGATTAGAACAACACAGATTTTCACGCCACCGTCATGGTTGACTGATAATCCCCCTCAAGCAATCCCTATCTATGGACCTGTAGCAAGTCCTGATATGATAGGGGTTCCTGTTATTGATATACCTGGATGTGTAGAAGCACATGAACAGAACAGTAACAGTATAATGAAGAATAAAAATCTAGAGAAGGATGACCCCGATGGTGTCGTAGTTTATTGCGATGCAGGGGTTCCTTCTTATGATGCAATGAACTATGAACCAGAGCAATTAATAATCACAAGAGAAGCACCCCCACCTGTGGTAGATCCTCCACCAGAAGTTGAACCACCTGAGGTTCCTGATACTGGTGACGTAGGTGGTGAAGTTCAATGTCCAGGTCCTGCACAACTAAGAGTTGGTGACCTAACACAATCAGGTGATGAGAAAGTTATAGGTCACGAACTTAGTCCTGACGGTAAAACCTGTGTGACATTATATGAGGCAACCTCTGTTACTGATAAGTACCTACCTTCACCAAATCAAGTGACCACTACCGTAGCAATAGCAGTAGTCGCAACAGCAGGAGCAGCAGCGACACCATTATTACTAAGAGCAATCAAACCAGTCATAAAAAAACTCACGACTGCAGTCCAAAAGAAACTTGGAAAGCATCGTGAGTTGTCTAGGTCAGAGATAAGGACTAATCAATATCGCCAATCGAAAGGTTTAGATCCGTTAAAGATTCCGAAGAAGTCGAAAAAGAATTAAGTTGTATGTCGTGTACATGAGGAGTGATAACGTTCTTACCATTGACCATAACGTCAGCACATATAGCATAGTAAGGAGAGTTTGGATGGAAGGATATACCCTCTTTGAGTAAATTTCCACAATTTTTCAATCTGGCAATCTCAAAATCTAATCTCTTGTTAGCATGTGCTTGATTCATCAATGCGATATTTGCTGCAGCAGCATCTTTACATTGTTGCTGTAGTTCTTTGTCTAATGGTTTAGACCATGTAGCACTAATACCTAGACCTACGTTATAGTTATCTTTCTGCCCTGTACGGTTTGGAGTGAAGTATAAAATTTCACCAGGATTGTCTGGTACACCATCATCATTAGCGTCAATCATGTTGTACACTGGCGAATCCCACCACGCTTCGTACGGTTTTTGTGCTGATGCTGTGAAAGTGGCGTATGGAGTTACGTTCATGGTAGGACCTTGACACTGTATCCCATTACCATATGTGTTTGTTATATACGGACCTTGTAAAACTTGTATTGCCTGGTTGGTAACTGACCCACTACTATTCGCGATGGGACTAGCAGTCGCAGATACACCACCTACGTCACTTGCTTTAACTGTAGGGACGTTAGCAAGTTGAGACAAACATAAGACTATTGAGAGAAGATACTTGTTGTGTCTGTTACGCTTGTTACCTCTGTTACTCTTTGTATTATTGTGTGATTTGAAAGACCTGGGGCTTGATACGTCTCTGTGAACTGAAACGCTGCTCCTGGTGTTGTCTGTGTGAAGGTGGGTTTTGTGTCGATCCCAGTCCATGTCGAAGTCACTCCGTTAATAGTCACGTTAGCATCAGTAGTAGTAGGTGAGAGATTACCACTAGCGGTTACCCCTGACCCCGTTACCGAAAATTGATACCCAGTATTGTAATCCATCGAATTAATTGTCTCCGTCACCTTAGAAGTCGTCTGGGTGTTGGAAGTCATCGAGCCTTGTGTAAAATTCGGGACCACGGGCACAGCATATACAGGTGCACTTGCTAGTACACCTAGTGCTACTATATGTATACCCTTTCTCAACATGCCTAGAATGCAGTAACCTCAGTTACGAACTGACCTGTTGTAGCAGTACCTATGTTACCAGTACCTGTTAAGGTGATCGCGTGAGCATTAGTTATAGTACCTGGTGCATTAGCAGAACTGTTTTGAGTTCCTGCAGATGTGATTGATACACTACCGAAGTCTGAGTATTCAGAACTAGTTCCTGCTATGTCACCCTGAGTGAATGACTGAGAGAAGGAGAAACTACCTGATCCTGACTGAGTTCCTGTGATAGAACCTATTGTTCCAACACCTGTTGTGGAGGAATAACTGTTGATACCAATACCATTTGTCACTGCTGACGCACCATCACCTGCGGGTGTATGAGTTGTCGTAACATTAGTTCCAGATATAGAGTAAGAGTTACCCATTCTTGAATATGTTGCCTGTTGAGCGTCTACTGTATGCTGTAGACTGGACTGATGCCTAATAGATAGGTTTGCCATAGCGGGAGAACTCACTCCTGCCAACAATAATATAGCTAATAATTTCTTCATGTTTACACACTATGATGTACAACTATATAGGTTCTGCATTCTCTACATTAGTGTTCGGTGTGTACCATTTTCATTAAGATAAGATTATGGTTAAATAAACATGTACGCTTCGGGTACAAAAACTAAACACTCGCTTATTAAAGGAGAACTATGACTAACTTAACACGTTGGACATCTAAGGATGTCGATGCAATTTTTAATGCAGCAAACAGATATAGTATCGGATTCGATGATCTATTCGAGAGATTCTATGCATATGGTACAGGAACACCAAAAGGACAATACCCTCCATATAATATTGTCAAAGAGTCCGCAGAGAAATGGAGACTAGAACTAGCACTAGCAGGATGGTCTAAGGATGACATAGAAGTATCAACTGAACAGAACGTGATACTGATTAAATCTAAGGATCAAGAGAAAACAGACACTACTGATTATGTACATCAAGGTGTAGCAGCAAGATCTTTTGCTAGAGGATTCAACCTATCAGATGATGTAGAGATTGGAGAAGTAACCTTTGTTAATGGAATGCTAACAATAGAGTTACAAAAGGTAATCCCAGATCACCAGAAGAGAAAAGTTTATGATATAGTATGATGTAAAGGTTTCTTTATTGCTTTGAAATACTTAACTCATCCTTTAACTGTCTTAAATCTACTCATAGTAGGTTCTTTCATTCTCATTGAAGGATTACATGTTAACTATCACAGAACAGAACCACCGTGTTCTGCATTGGTAGAGGGTGCTTGACACCCTCTTTTTTTATGGTATAATAGAAGAGTTCCTATTCAATCTATGAGCATAAGAATCGTAAGAACAAGAAACGGTGAAGACATCATTGCAGATTTATTTGAAGTAACAACCAAAGAGAAACCTGATGAAGCAGTTGCTTTTCAGTTGCGTTTCCCATACAACGTATGGTTAGAAACACCAGAACCAAAGTTGTTATCAGAAAATGATTCTGGTGAAGTTATAACTAAGAAGAGTAACCCAGAGATTCGTTTTGAACCTTGGGCACCCCTATCAAAAGATCGTAGCATTATGATGAAACTTGAAGAAGTTGTCAGTGCGTACGAAACCTACCCTGAGGTAGAAGAAAAGTACAACAAAATTATGGAGGCAGAAAGTGGAAGAGGAAATGATGCAACAGGAGCTTCGTTTGATCCTCCTCAAGGAGCGCAACGAGTTTCTTCTGGGGAAGATAACGGAACTGGACGAGGAACCGTCGATTCTGATAGAGAACTGTTATGAAGTTAGAGGTGAAGAGGATATAGTTCCTTTCCCTCCATACTCTTCTCAGCGTGACTTGTTCTTGACAAGTGACGTAATTTTTACTATACTAGAACCAAGTGAAAAACTTGTAGGGATCTACAACAAATTATAATGAGTTCTTTTTATACGAACATCCAACTGGCAGGAGATACAATCCTGTACAGAGGATACGAGGATGGTGAACCAGTTCAGTATCGTGCTAACTTTTCACCAACCTTGTATACTCTATCAAGAAACAAAGAGAAGTGTACCACATTGGATGGTAGACCTGTAGCACCTATACAGTTCCAGACAGCAAGAGAAGCAAGAGACTTTATCAAACAATATGATTCAGTTGAAAACTTTGAAGTTCATGGTTACGAAAGATTTGTCTATCAATATATTCGTAGAGAATTTCCCAACGATGTAGATTATAATATTGATCAGATGAGAATATATGCATTGGACATTGAGGTTCAATGTGAGAACGGATTCCCAAATGTAGAAGAAGCAGCAGAAGAAATGCTGTCTATCTCCATCAAAGATATGGTGACTAAGAAGTATATAAGTTGGGCAACTAGAGAGTGGGACGCACCTGATAATGTAGAAACAAGAATATTTTGGACAGAGAATGAACTACTAGAAAACTTCCTAAAGTGGTGGGCAGAGAACACTCCTGACATACTTACAGGATGGAATGTCAACCTTTATGACGTTCCGTACATTGCTCGTCGTGTAAATAGAGTGTTGGGGGAAAAATGGATGAAGAGTCTATCCCCATGGAACAGAGCAAATGAAAGGGAGGTTTATGTCCAAGGAAGGAAGAACTATGCTTATGACCTTAGTGGGATCAATATCCTTGACTATCTCGATCTTTATCGTAAGTTTACTTATAGTAACCAAGAGTCATATCGCTTAGACCATATTGCTTTTGTCGAACTAGGTCAGAGAAAGGTTGATCACAGTGAGTACGAAAACTTCAAGGACTTCTACACAAAGGATTGGCAGAAGTTCATGGAGTACAACATTCAAGACGTTGAGTTGATTGACCGTCTTGAAGACAAGATGAAGTTGCTAGAACTAGCAATTACAATGGCATATGATGCCAAGGCAAACTTTGAAGATGTATATTCACAGGTAAGAATGTGGGATACAATGATCTTC